GAGGTCACACGGAACGCTTTCGGCGTCCCTGTCGTCGTTGTGGAGCACTCAATCGAGAACGCAGCGCTGGTCGGTAGCGTGACGGTCAGAGGGGTCGCCAGTGTGAGACTGGTTGTCGACCCCGAGCTGGTGACCAGATTGTGTTTGACGAGCTGGTTGTTGCCGTTTCCGTCCGGCACCTGGAATGAAATCTTGTAAGTAAACCCCGCCTCGAAATAGACGGAGTCTCGCAGCGTCAGGCTCGTCGTCGAGTTGACCGTCTTCACTCGGCCATGAATGCCGAACCCGCTGGCGTCGTCCGCAATCAGGATGACGTCGAAAGGCCTCAGGTAAAGGCCCAGGCGGTTGGTCTTGAAGGTGACCACCGCGCGTTCCGTCTGGGCCATGATGAGGCGTAGGCGACCACGCTTGATGGCCTCAGTCTCGCTGATGCATCCGACAGCGATGAACTCTTCGGGGTTGCGACCATAGGTGTTGATGACCGTTTGGTCGTAGATGCGACGGCGATCTTCGCGCCAGTTCAGATCAGGATTGATGAACGAGACAGTGATGTCGTTCTTGCGGCTGGTGATGTCCGTGAAGCCGTAGGTGAAGACACCGTCGACGACGTTCTCCGGCGTGAAGAGCGCCACGGCAGCCTGATCGTCAGCGTCGAACAGGATCGTCGCGTAGCCATTGCCAAGGTCGATGAAGCGACCGCCCGCGATGCCGCAGACATAGTCGATCGCTTCGACGAGATTGCGGGGCTCCTGGATCAGCTCATTGTAGGTGAAGCCGTGAAGGTCGCAGTGCTTGCCGAACTCATAGATCGACATCCGGTCAAGGTTGACCGTGTAATACGCCGCCATGCCGTAGCGGGTGTTCGTGACGAGGTCGTAGACAATCCAGGCCGGGTTGTCGGTCCAGGCGATGTTGAACGTCACGCCGTCCCATAGGCCGGTATAGACCTTGGTGACAGGATTGTAGTTGGAAGGGACCCGCACCATGCGGCCCTTGTAGATACCCGTGAAGGTCGGAATGGAGCTGAACTGCTCAGAAGCCCTAACGGTCAGATGAGCAATGGCAATATCGTTAAACTGCAGGGGATCAGTGGTGACTTCCTGAAAGCTCTCAAACATGATGTCCGAAAACTCGCTTCCCGTGTTGGGAGCGCTGAGCTTCGTGACTCGTACATCAAAGGTATCGTTGATCCGAGGAACTGGGATCCGATACTCTTTTACATAGTTTGAGGTTGTCTTTCCGTAGACCGAGAACGTGCCTGGGCTTGCGGATGGGATCTCTGCCCAATCCATGTAGTCGACCCAGGTCGAGCCGTTCCACGAATAGACAGTGGGGGACGTCTGATCCAAGACATTCGACGGAGTGACCCACAGATCCTGGGGGTTTCCGAAGACCGGAGGAGCGCCATTCCAGCCGATGATGGCTTTGACGGTTGAACCCGTGGCGGCGAAGTTATAGCCCCCACTGCCATTGGGAACGTAATTGCCGTCGTTCCATGTGTAATAGCTGTAATCTGGAAGGGCCACGTAGGTGTACACGAGGCCCGGAGGGGCGACCCATGCCGTCCCGTTCCAGATCTTGGGTGTGTAGTTGGATGCGCTGTTGAACCAAATCAACGAGAAGTCGGTCGGCGCTGATGGGGCAGCCGAGTCGATCTTCGTCAGCCGATAATAGGCGTTGTAGTCTTCTCCGGGGTTCTGGTTCTGGCCTGTGTATTGAACGTAGTTGGTCGTCGTGGTGACCGCCGGGGGAGGGGTCGAAAAGTCAATTCCCGCCGCCCACGTCCCAGAGGAGTGCGGTTTGACTTCAACCTTGAAGTCAGCCCACCACGGCCACTCGCCACGCGAGTTGGTTGCGTAGAGCCGCTGAATGACGATGCGGACTTCCAGAAAATCGATGTTCCTTTTGGTTCCGCTACCGACGACAGGAAGGTTGGTCTCCAGGTTGACGTTCAGGTTGACCGTGGATCCAGCGCCGCCGAGGTTCGTCTTGAAAACCTCGCCGGGGTTGTTGCCCTTGTGAATTCGCAGATCGAAATTGCCGATGTTCGGCGTGTAGCTCGAATTCACCAACGGCGTGTCGTTGATGAAGAAGTCCCTTGGCGTGTCGAGACCGACGATCGGCCCCTCCGAGACCGCCAGCACGACCTCCATGATGTCGTCGGAAAACAGCGTATCCGGCTGGGTGTGCTGCTGCTTGGTGGAGCTGCCGAAGAGACCCATTAGCCGACGCTCCCCTCAACAGCCGACACGTTGAAGGACAGGTAGTGGCCACCGACCTTCCTCCGGCCGTAGAGGATCGGAATGCGGGTTCCGATTTCGACCGTGTTCTGCGGCGGTCCGAGGTAGTGGCTCTTCTGCTGCTGCTTGTCGTCCTTGTCCCGCTTCGGTGCAGAGATGAGCTGTAGGATGCCGCCCAGCAGCATCATCGCCCCGACCTTGAGCAGCAGCCCACCCAGGAAGCCAGCAGCGCCGATGGCGAAAGCGGCGGCGATCAGGACGACACCAAGCAGGATCTGGATAAAGCCGCCGCTCTTGCCGCCGTTGAGCTGCGGGAAGACGTGGATGTCCACCATGTCCGTCTCGGAGAACAAGTCCTCGACGGTGCGGCAACCGGCAACCTGGATGCGTTTGTAGCCCTCGATGGCGTTGGGCTTGAAGCCGGGGAGCTGTGTGGTGACGACGCGGAGAGCCTCTCCGACGTTGTCAGCCTCAACCTCAATGACTTCGGGATGGATCTTCTTGAGCGATCCGTGCAGGTGGATCCGACGCAGCATCCTCGGCCCTCAGAACGCGGCCATTCTCGACGAAATACGTCGCAACGCCGTCTGTTCCAACTAAGTAGTGCGTCAACTCCGGATAGTTCAGATAGCTTTGCAAATCCCCCACAGAGAGATTGGATGTGGCATCAGGATGTGTATGCCATGTTGCCACAGCGTCACTGTAGTATTTGACGAGTTCGGCGGCATCGACCTCGAAACCATTCTTTGGGTCGTGGCAGATGTTCTCCAGCTCGACGACCGTGCCGTCCTTGAGCACGAGGCCAACGCGCTCATTCTCCCCGGTCAGGAAGGAAGTCAGCAAGTTTACGTCGCAAAGCATCTGGCAGGCTCTCCAGCAGGTCGAGGGTCTTTTCTTCGGGTTCGTAGGTCACGTCCTTGTGCCGAAGCACCGCCACTGTCGTGTCGCGAAAGAAGCCCCTGTAGGGCTCGGCCCGCGACAGTCCACCGTAGAGGTGGTGCAGGATCAGGCCGTCCTCGACAATGACTGCCGCATGATTTGCAACAGACGACCGGATGGCCATCAGCAGCGCGTCTCCCGGCCTCCAGAACATGGGAAGGCAGTCGAGAGGGCGGAACCCCTCGGCATGAAACAACTCCATGTAGAGGTTCAGACCATTGTCCCAGTGGTCGTCGGGTCGGGCATAGTTGCGAAGCGGGATCCCGAAATTGTCGAGATAGAAGTCGCGTATCAATCCGTAGCAGTCCTTGCTTCCATGCTTGAAAGGACGTCCAAGAAGGTGATCGTACTTCAGCATCGTTGAAAGCTTTCAACCTAGAGAGTGACAAACGGAAAGTCTGGCGGAATGAAAACACGAGCCGGGATCATCAGGTCCGGACCGTCGCTGAGGGCTCTAAGCTCGAACGAGACCGACTGGTCGGCGATCATTTCCTTGACTTTGGAAATGTAGAAATAGGTGTCGTCACTCAAAGCTGTGTTGCTGGTGATGTGCTGCAACAGCACGCGCTTTCGGATCACCGTCGCCTGCTCGAAATACCCCTTGAAGGCATAGCTGTTGAAGATGCCCAAGGGGTTGATCACGGTGAGTGTCGGGCGGCTGCGCTCTGGCTCCGCAGTGCGGCTGACGGTCGAGAACTTGCAACCCAGCGCCTCGTAGGTCTTGCTCTGCCACGTCACGCTCTTGCCGTTCGTGAACCGCACGTAGGTCCCATTCGGAGCGCCCACCAGGAACACCTCGAACAGGTCGACAAGAGCGTCTGAGGTGAGCTTCTGGGCTTCAACAAGCTGTGCGTTGGGAGCTGTCATGGCTGCTGGATCAGATCGATGTTGAAGGCGTCAATGGCGTGCCGGGTGCGGGAGATCGTTGGCTCGTAGATCACCGCGTTGCTGATCCCTTTGACCGGCGGAAGTGGTTTCTGGAACCGCACGGTCTGCACCCCACGGGATGGGTGGGTGTAGGTGAACGTGTCGTACATCCTCACTGACTCATAAAAGTCCTGCAAGAATGCAAAGTTGAATTGAGGTTTGACAGTGCGATCTATTGTTGTGCCGTTGAAGTACCAGTACATCACCGGGAATTCGAGATGGAAAATGAGCTGGTCAGGCCCACGCGGCTTCGATGCAAACTGGTAGCCACGACCGAAGCGCAGAATGATGCTGCTCTCCGGGTATTCATCCGTGACCTTGTGGTAGGGAAAATCAAAATTCGGCATCAAACGTGACCCACTGAAACCTGCTTGACGAGCTGGCGAATGGTGCCCCGGTTCTGAATGTCCTGGGCGACGGTGGCGATGATGTCGCGGGGACTGGGCGGCGGAACCTGCTCAGGCGACACCACCCAGACGTTGACGTTGCTCGGCTTTGGCTGCTTCGGCTGCGGCATCGGGCCGGGTTTCGACACCTTGTTGGGGCCGAGGTTGTTGATCTGATCCAACGTGTCGCGACCCACGGCGTCGACAGCGGTCTTGCGGACCATGTACTCACCCGGCTGAGCCATGATCATTTGGCTATCCCGGTTCGACGCTGCTCCCCCTCCGGCGTAGTGGGGAATCATGCCGCCTCCGGCAAAGCGCATTGCTCCGCCGTTGTAGGAAAAGAGGCCAGAGAACCAGCTCCCAATCCCGCTGAAGAACCCGCCACCGCCTTCAGCCGCAGCTTCACCACCGCCACCACCAAAAAGGTTTCCAAGGCTACCGAAGATCGAATTGCCCTTGCTGTCAGCTCCACCGAAGAGTGCCGCCAGGATCTGCTTGGAGAGGGCCTGGGACACGATCTTCATCATGTCCTGGATGACCGACATGGCGAACTGCTTGAAGGCGTCCTTGGCCTTCATGGTGCCGCTGGCGAGGTTCACGAACAGCGTGGACAAAGAGCTGTCCATCGAACCCAGGGCCTGTCCCCACATGTCGGACATCTGCTCGGTCATGGACTTCCATTCGCCAGTGGCAGTCTTCATGCCGTTGCCCTTGAAGAACTTGTCCGCTCCTGCGGAAAGGGCATTGCCGATGTTGCCGCCGCTTGCCTTCCGGGCCTCAGAGTCAGAGACGATTGCAGACGTCTTTTTGGCCTCTCCGACTTCACGTTCCAGCGCGGCCTTTCGAGCTGTCAAATCAGTCAGCTCCCTTTCCGTGCCGAGACCGCTTTCCGTGATCTGCTTGATCGTCTGGTTGACGGTCGCCAACTCCTGGGTGAGCTTCAACTCACGATCAGCGAAATCGACCTTCTTTTGCTGTGCTTCCAAAGCCTTCTCGACAGACCGGTACTCCTCGGCCGAATAGCCGGAGCGATTTTCATCCATCAGCTCTTTCTGCTTCTTCAGCCGATCGAGTTCCTGCTTGTCCTTGGTTGAGACAGTCTTTCCCGCCGTTGCCGCTCCACCAAGGGCTTCTCTCTCCGCCATCTCGCGGTACTTGGAGCGGATCTCACTGATGCGTTCCTTCTGCTGGTCTGCAGAAAGACCCTGAAACTCGGGGCTCTTTTTCAGGGTCTCGACGGCGCGTTCAGCCATCTGCTTATAGAGATCAAGGATCTCCTTGAGAGTCTTCTGAGCCTCGCCAGGGTCGAACGACTGGGAGAGCAGCTTGCGCTTGCTCTCGATGTTTCGCATGTCGACCTTGTCTTCCTCAGAAGCTTTTTTCTTCAGATTTTCCCAGATCTTGTCAGACACACCTTTCTCAGCGTCTGCCGCCTTCTGGCCGTAGCCGGTTCGACCAGCTTCGGTACGAGCACGAGCCTCTTCAGTGGCGACATCGTTTGTCGTCTTGACGATCTTGCCGCCGTTTTTCGCAACCGACTTGTCGAAGTGACCCATGACCACTTCGAGGAACTGAGAGACCGTCATGTCGAGAGTGCCACCGTTGCCGGTGATGGCCTTGGCCGCAGTGTTGCGATCCCGATAGGCTGGAGCGAGGGTCTCGAACGCACTGGCATTCGGGTTCGCAGAAAAGAGGCGACCAGCTCCGCCTTCCCCCTGCTGCCACAGGGCGTAAAGCTCACGAGGCGTGGCTATCCTTCCGGTCTTGTCGGTAAAGACCTTGCCGAGAATGTCGACGTACTCGACAAAGGCCCGGACCTGATCCTCGACCTTGTTGATGTTTCCACCACGTCCGAACCGATCCCATGTCTGGGGCATGAACTGGAAAAGACCCGTCGCTCCGCTTTTGTTGCGTGCGCTGGGGTCAAAGCCGCTTTCGGCAGCTCCAAAGCCCAGCGCAACTCCGGCTAGGTCTTCACGGCGCAGGCCACGAAGCGCATCGACGATCTGTCCGGCAACCGTGCCTTTGTCGATCACGCCGGGCACGAGGTTGTAGCCTTCGGGGGTTTTCGACACGCTTCGGCGAACGTCGATCTCACCTTGGCGCTCCAGGATCTGGATGCCCTTCTCGATCAACGCCTCGATCGCGCTCTTGAGCTTCTTGGCCTTTTCCTCGGTCGTGCGCGGGTCGTTCAGCTCCTTCTGCATCGACGCTATCTGCTTATCGATCTCGGCACGCTGAGCGGCCAGCATCCGGTCTTCAGCAGCGAGGGACTGATCGATGCGGCGCTTCTCGATCTCGTTGCGCTTTTCCAGATAGTCTAGTTCACGGCGGATCGAGGCATCCGCGTTTTCCTGCACCGCCAGCTCTTGCTCAGCGCTGAGCTTGCGGGGAAGCCCCATCTCGAACCTGAGGGTCGATGCGGAGTTGGCAGCCATCTCTTTCAGGATCTGCTGAATTCGCTGATCGACGGCATCGAAAATTGCCTTGTCTGTCGTGGTCTGCAGAATCCGCATATTCTGCTGCAGCTCACGGTCCAGCCTGGACTTCTGCTGACGATTGGCAAGCAAACCTTCACTGATTTCCGTCTTCTTGAGGTCGATAGCTCCAGTAACGCCATCGGCAAGGGCCTTGAGCTGTGCAGTCAAGGCATCGAATGCACGTCGAATGACCTCTTCGTTAACTCCAGACTTCTTCAACTCGTCGGTGTAGGTGTTCAGTTCTTTTGTTACTGCTTCAACTTCCTGTGCCACGCTCGCGCGAAGGTCACGGATTGCATTCGCCTTTTGACCAGCCGAAAGGTTCTCGTTGGAGAGAATGACGCGCTCTCCGGAGGTGACCTGTCCAAACAACTCGTCACGACGAGCAATCAGACCCTTGTAGGTCGCACCGTCCTGGATGGTAGAAGCGCGTCCGGCAAGGCTGGCCTCTTCCCGCTGGCGAATGTTGCCCTGCAGGTTCGTGGCCCGGCTGACGAAATCTCCCAGCTCCTTGATGAGGGCAGTGATCAGGACTTCGGCCTGACGAAGGCGGTCCAGCTCGGCCTGGGTGGGTGCGTCGATGACATCCTTGCGCTCGATGTTGCGGATGTTTCCCTTAACCCTGTCCAGCTCATCGCGCAGAGACGTGAAGTATTTGTTCGACGTTCCCCTGACGTCTCCGATGTTCATGTTGTCAGGGTTCTGCATCATGAAATTCATGATGTCTTCGCCGTTCGTGACACCAAGCCTACCGAACTGCGAGCTGAGGAAAGTCCTACGGTCTCCGCTGAACATGTTTCCGCCAGCAGCAGAAAACAGGTTCTTGACCGTTCCAACCTTGTCTTCAGCCATTTGTTGCTTGAGCAACTTGAACTTGATCTCAAGGTCAATGAGCTGCTGACTGAGGTTTCGGGTCATGTCCTCTTGCATGACGCCGCGCAGGCTCTGAAGAGCCTTGATCAGGCTGTCGACGCTGGTTGAGGTGGCATCAACAGTGAGGCCCCACTGTTCGAATGCCTTCTGGGCCTCGATGATGGCCGTGCGGCGCAGCAGAGGGTCCTCATTGAGTTTGTCCCGGCGGCGGATGATGCTGTCGAGCATGGTCTCAAGGGTCTGCAGCGAGGCCTGTGTCTGGATCTGGCTGGACTGCAGATCGTTGAGGCTCTTCTTCACACGGTCGAGGCGTTCTGCCAGCTTCTCGGCCGCGCTGGATCCGCTCAGCAACACGGCGGCAAGACCAACGGCGGCAAGACCACCACCGACGACCAGGGGGTTGGTGGCGATAGCGGCGAGACCCGTATTCACAAAGGCTAGGGCAGTTCCGGCAGTCCCAAGACCAAAGATCGCAGCACTGAGAACGCTCATGCCACGAGCCAACTGCGAGATAGCGATGGCACCCACTGCAGCCGACGCGCCGAACGCCACGATCTTGTTCACAGACTCGCTTGATCCAAGAGCCGAGAACAGGGCATTTGCACCGTCCGTAGCGCCCTTCATGGCCGTCATGACGGGGCCAAACGCCTTGTCAGCCAATCCGACCATCGTGTTGTTGAGCCGGGTGAAGGACGCCGAAAGGCTCTGGTTGGCTGTCGCTGACCCTTCAGCAGCCGCATTGGTCAACAGCAGACTTTCCTGAAGGCGCTTGACCGTGTCGGTCTGGCCAGCCAGTGCGGAGAAGGCAGAAGCAGCACGCAGGTCAAGGGCACGAAGAGCCTCTGCAGTGCCGAAGCCCTTGCTCCGCAGGTTCTCCAGAACCCCGGTGAAAGTGTTGCCCCGAATGTCGATGTCGCCGAGCTGAATGTTCAGCTCTTTCAGGATGTTCTTCAACTTGTCGCCGGGTGCGGACAGCTCCTGGATGAGCTGCCGGGTGCCGGTGCCGAGTGTCGAACCGCTGCGGATACCGGCCTGTGCGAGACCGCCAATGACCGCCGTCAGTTCGGTGAAGGAGATGTCGCTCTCGCGCGCCACGTTGGCGGCGTACTGGATGCCCAGCGAGAGCTGCTGCATCGTCAGCTTGGTCAGGTTCAGGGCTGCCGTCATGGTATTGGCGACCTCGCCTGCGCGAGACGCCTCCATGTTGTAGGCACCCATGGCGGCAGTGACGACTTCCACCGACTGACCGATGTTCGACCCCGACGCCGTGGCGAGCTGAACAATCGGAGCAAGTGCCGTGGTGACGGCACTGCCGGACAGACCGGTCTGGCCCAGCGTGATGGCGGCTTCCGTCAGATCCTTGATAGAGTAGCGGCTAGATTGCCCCATCTCCAGAATGTTCTTTTTGAAGGTCACCATCTCCAGGTTGGAAGTCTGGGTGATCGCCTGGAACCGCAGCATTGCGTCGTCAAGATCAAGCAAGTTCTTAGTCATGCTAGTCACGGCCAGGACCGCAGCGCCAAGACCACCATAGTCGAAGAAGCGGTCCGCACGATCGCGAAGCAGCTCTCCCTTCCTCAGGCTCTGGTTGGAAAAGCTGCCTTTCTCTTCCTGCTGATTAACACGCGCCTCTTCACGCATCCGGGCGGCTGCCGCCCGGTTGTACTCAGCATCCTGCTTCGCCAGTGTGGCAGTCCGAACGCGCTCAAGATACCTTGCATTCCGCTCGGCATCCTTGGCAGCCTGATATTCGGCGAGCGAGGAATAGCCGCCGTACTGCTGCACGCGCCGGGACTCTCGGTCCTGGATCTGGATGATCGAGGCGTTGCGCGCTTCCGGAGTGCTGTTGCGGAGCTGCTTGGCGTAGGTGGCGATCTTCGTCGAGTTGAGCTGCGCCTCCAGCGCCTCGGCGGTGGCGGTTACGAGGCGCTCTGCAGCCTTGCTCGCGGCCTGCCGGATGCGGGCCTCGATCTGCTTGTTGTTGACGTTGAAGCCCTTGGTGTAGGCCTGGACGGTGAAGTCTGCG